CGGGTGCCTTCCTTGGGAATCCATTCGTGCTTGATGACGTGAACCTTGTCGCTGAATAGCGGGAAGCGGTTGTTGATCGAGCGGGTCGGAACGCCATAGGCTCGGCAAAGGATCTTCTCCCGCGTCTCGTTGCGCAGTTCCTGCTGCATGCGGTCCCATCCAGCCCATGGATTTCCCTTGGTCTGAAAGTAAATGATCGGCCGGCCCTTGCGTCCGGTCTGGACGATGGGCACCTTCTCGTAGCCGACGATAACCTTCTCGCCTTGCTTGTCCTCAAACTTGGGCAGCAACTCCGCATCGCATTCCTCCACGTTGCTGGCGCCGGTGAGGTAATCTTTGACCGTGGGTGAGTAGCCCTCGATGGGGGTGAACGTGACGATGAGCACGCCGTTGCGGTCGAGCAGACGGAAGCGCAGGGTCTCCAAGAAATCTATGGGCACCAATTCGTCGCACCAGACGACATCGACCTCGCCGCCCTCAATGGTGGAAATGTCCTGACTGTAATTGCGGAAGATACATTGGGCACCATTGGGGGCGACGAACTTGTTTTCGGTGAAGCCGCCTTTGACCGAGTAGGTGATATTCGTGACGGTGCTCTTGCGCGCCTGCCGCCAATCGGCTGGCATATATTTGAAGACGCGGGGCTGTTGCATTTCCACCGAGTTGGGCGCCGTCGTTTGGAAGCACCAGGCAACAGATTGCTTTTTGTGATACAATCTGTGGATCACTTCGCGCGCGGCCCATTCGGTCTTGCCGCTGCGGTTGCCGCCGAGGACAAGGATCTCGCGGTTGTCTTCCAAGAGCTGGCTGGCCTTGCTCCAGATCGGCGGGCGGTAGCCGTATCTATAAGGATCTACTTTTTCCTTTAAGATTAGTTCTTCCCGCTTGAGCAACAGATCCCAGCCCTTCTCCGGCCCGATGGCCAAGAGCACGTCCTTGGGCGGCAGCTTCATCACCGGATGCGGTGTCGGCGTGAAGCGGGAGCGGGGGGTGGATTTCTTTTCGCTCATCTAAAAAATGGCGGGGGCGGGCAAAATCCCCAAGATGCCCGCTTCCCGCCGCGCATCGGCAGGCAGCCGCAAGCAGTCGCACACCCTCTTGTCGTGCTCTTGCTTGCCGCCCGTTGTCCTTTGCGCAAAGTCATCGTTCGTCGGGCCACTCGCCTTCGATGAGCGTGTGGTCGAGTTTGAGATCGGCAAGCGACTCGCGCTCGCACGTCTCTTTGACAAAATCCCAAGTGCGCGATTCCGGCCGCACCAAAACAGACCAACCCTTGCTTGTCTTGCGCGCCTTGCACTCCATGACCGGCCCCAGCTCGGACTTGTGGATGATCCAAAAGGTTCCACCCGCCGTACTTCTTGGCTTCTTTGCGGGGCGGGCCTTCACGCGAATGCCTCTTGCGGCTCACAGAACCGCACATGCTGCTTCGGCACCGTATAGTTGCGGCAGCGGCGGCCTTGCTTGGGGTCGTAGACCTCCTCGACCTGCCAGTGCTTGCGGGTCCAGCCATAGACGACGGCGGCTACGGTGCGGGTGGCGTTCTCGATGACATAGGCCAAGACGGGCGTGTCGGCTTTGGCTTCTACCTTGTAAGCCTCGTCCACGATGACCGTGGGATACGGATAGTCCTCGCGGCTGGTGAAATGCAGGTTGGTGCGGACCTTGTGCTCGACGCGGCCTTGCACCATCAAGTCGCCGTTGTCGGCGTATTGCTCGCGCACGGTCGCATCGGGGCGGGTGCGCTGCGGCGGTAGCCAGACTTGCATGCCGGTCTGACGCAGCTTGTCGGCGAAGTCGTTGACCGCCCGCCGGCTGGCGCTCAAGTCGCCGAGGAATTGCTGGTCGGATTTCATGCGGGTGTGTGCGGTTGTGTGCTGATTAGGCGCAAAGCGGAGACAGTAAATCATCTAGCGACAGCTCCGACTTCTTGCCGAAAACAAGAACAGGCTCAGAAAATCCCGCCGTTTGGCTTTGTGAATTGTTTTTGTTTAGACGTTTTCCCATCTCATAGCCGACAGCCCCCTTGTAGGTGGCCCCAAGCGAAACCATGTGTTCTATAAAGGGTTCGCACATAACATTGACCCTGTGGTTGCAATAAACGTCAGACATATTCAGCGCCACATGCCCGTAGTCATGTATTGCGTCTAGGCAGTTCTTCCCGAGCGGAAACAAAAACCCACGCAACCACTCGTCAAACGTCTTGAACAAAGCGTGCGACTGCATTTCTCCGGCGTATTTCTCGACCTTGTAATAGGGCGGCGAAGTAAACGTCAGATCAAAATACTGTTCCCTTGGAGCGCCAGTCTCTGCGCCAATCATTTCAAAGTGGACGTTAGTGTTCGATGGCAGTCTCTTTACTTGCTCGCTGTATCCCCCAAATAAAAACGGATTAACGTCTCTCCCGTAGTAAAGTTCTACATTGGATGCCAATGCGCCAGAAAGCCTATCACCCCACCCCATACAGGGATCGTATACACGCTTTGCGCAGAAGGCCGCGTAGATAGTCTTGGCTGCCGCAGGGCGGAACTGCGATGGTATGTATTTTCGCAAAGCAAGAGCGGTCTTTGGGCTTTTCTCGTAAAAAACAGAAGCCTCAAGACCCTTTCGGAACTTTTGAATATACCAACTCCGTATAACAGAAGGTGAGTTAATTGAGTCACATGCCATTCGGGAGCTGTAATGGAATCTGTTTGATGACGCCATTCCAACGCGGTCCACTGGCAGCGTGTAGTCATACACATTGGGCAGATTGTTGCTGCGGCTTTGCCAAGCGGCGCGGCGGACCCTCGGAGAGTAAGACGTTAGCTCGTCAAAGTCTTTTAGGGCGACTTCGTCTGTTGGGCAGTCGAGCGGCAATAGGCAAGAAAAAGTGTTCATGGCTCACGAAATAAAAAACACGGCGTGCTGTCGCCGACCCACGCGCCCATCTGGTTGAACTCAAAATACTCCTCGGCTTCTTCCCACGTCATGCCGTCGCGCATGAGTGCGGCTATAACCTTTTCGCGGTCATAGCAGACTATCGGCGCCATGGTGCATCGCTCGACGATACCAACAATGCAATCATCGAACCCGTCCATGACGGTGAGGTCGTATTCCCGCTCGTCTGCTAATTGGTCAATCCACTCTCTCATGCACCCTCCTCAATATCCAAAGTCGGATTCGGCGCACTGACGATCTGGTCGATGCGGACGGTGAGCCATTCGCCGTTGTCCTCGCGGATGACGGTGACGTAGTCGTTCTCGCCGCCGCCGTTCTTGCAATAGATGAGCGTGCGGCAGGGGGCGTCCTTGCCTTTGACGTAGACACGCTCGCGGTCGGGGAAGAAGGCGATCATATCAAAAGAGAGACAGGGCCACCGGCATTTCAATGCCCCGATGCATGTTGGAGCCGGTGATGGTTAGCGTTCCCTGTCTGTTGACCGCCTCGCCTATCTTGCGAAAAGCCGAAGGGGCTTTTGTCAGCGAGGCGGCACCTTTGTTTCGGCGGGGCTGGGCGATACCACATCGGGCTGAACCTAGCCGCACAGACGTTATGTCTGCCGCTTTCGGCACCCTGCCAAAGCAATGGGCAGCAGGCTTCGCTTTTGTTGCGCTTACGAAGCTGGCGGTTATGTGACTAGCGGGGCGAATGCCTCCTGCCGGCGCAATACCTTTGACTGCTGCTTGAAAATTCATTTGCCCTTGCGCTTGCTCATCTCCGCGCACAAGGCATCGGCCTTGCGCTTGGCTGCTTTGGCGACCATGCTGGCGCGCAATGATTTGAGGCGCATGATCTCTTGGTCTATTGCCTCAATCTCGGGTGTCATAATGCGATACTTCTCCATAATGTCAGGGCTGGCCATTTACGGTGATGTAAAGGAAGCCAAAGTTGGCAAACGCATAGCCCGCAAAGGCCACGGCGAGACCCGCGTTGCCCTCGCGGTAAAAGCCAGCGGCGGTGACTAGGTAGCAGATCGTGGTGATGAGAAGGGGCGTGAATGTCACTTGGCCTTGAACCCTCCGCGCTTGGCCTTCATGTCGGAGTAGACTTTCGGGCTGACGGTTGACTTGCTCTTGGGCCGGCTGGTGCCAGCGGCCTTGCGGGCGTTGATATTTGCGTAGAGTCCTTTTTTCATTAGCAACTCCATGCCTTGCGGCTCCAGTAGTTGGCCGAGAGTTTGTCGCCCGTGCCCTTGATGCCGCCGCTGCGGGCGCAGTAGCTGGCCTTGCGGGCTGGCTGATCCTTCTTGATCGACATGTTGGGATCGCCGAAGCGGACCAACTTGGTCTGGTCTCCCGACTTGGCCAGCACGGCAAACTTCTTGGGGCCGTCCGGTGTGCGTTTGGGTTTGTTGTAACCGGAGAAGGTTTCTCCTCGGTATTTGATGCTCATACTTTTTTGTCTAATTTTGTGCGGGCCTGCTTGTAGAGGTATGCGATGAGGTAGGCCCCGGTCTCCTCGTCGCTGGATTCGATGTGGCGCAGGAAGTCGCTGACAACGTGATACAACTCATGCACCAAGCTGCCGTGGTCTTCGTGGTGATTCTCGATCCAGATGAGTGCCCAGTTGCCGTGGCTCATGCACCAGGCGGCGGCTGAGTCGTCGGGGGCGTTCTCGGGATCGTTGGCGTCCATCTCCATGAGGGCCGCACAACGCTTCAACGCCATCGCCTGCGGGGTGCTGACGTAGAACTCTACGCGCAACCCGAAGGTGTTCTCGTTGACGGTGAAGCGGCGGGGCTTTTTCATGTCTTTAGATGTTTGCCCAGAAGTGCCCGCCGATTCGGTCGGCGGCTTCTTTGTCGCGGCAGGATTCTTGGATGTCCTCGTAGCTGCTTGCCTCACGTTCTTCGTGGGTAGTCTCCTTGGCTTCGGCATCTGGATTGTTCATGCCGCCTCCTTGAGCGTGCTGAACGCCGGCTGTCTCGGGTCGTAGCCCTTAATATAGCGCCACAAGATACAGGCGGCTTTGAAGGCTTCCCAATGCGCTACCAAGCTGTCGTGCTTGTAGGCATGAATCAATCCAGGCGTGACACTACTGATGTAAACGTTGATTCCGGCAACATGTGGAAGCTGTTCCTCTCCCCACTTTGCTACAGCATAAGCAGCTAGTTGCATGCCTTGGCCATCATAAGGCTTCATGCTTGCGCTAAATTCCCCCTTGCGAGTTTTGTAATCTACTACGGCAAGAGTCTCGTCGGGCAACGCCGCAAACACGTCACATTTGCCGGCATACCCATGCTCAAGATTGACAACGACTTTCTCGACATCTTTGTATAGGACCTTGTTGTCGGCCTTCCATTTCATAACAGGCTCGACATACGCCCATAAATTTTCTGGAACTGCTTGAGGACCTTTAACAAGAAGCTGTTCCAGCGCATCGTGAACCTTGTTGCCAAGATTTGCCGCTTGAATTTTTACGCTTTCGCTAGAAGCGATAACTCGCTCCATAAAATACTCAAGCGTCTCCTCGCCCTGCGGCGGTTTGTCAAAGGCCGCCATCGCAATTTGCCGAGCCTTCCAATTCATCAACGCTTCTTTGTGCAAGATGTTTGTGATGCCAGTGACCGAAGGGAGAAGTTTAAGTTGTCTCGCTTCTTTCAAAGTCGTTCCCTTCATCCCCGTTCCATCTTTTTTAGGGACTTGATGACACGGCGTGCCGTCTGGCCGATACCAGTGGCCGCCGTCTGTGAATTTTGATTCGGATAGGATTGCCATAACTTTGGTTGGTGATGCGGGGGCCGGTGTTGCGGCCGACCCCCGCTGTTGCCACCTATGCCGCGTTGCGCTTGCGGCTGCGTTGCCAGATCCACGCGCCGGACTCGTTGCGGTCCACGCGGGTTTCCTTGTTGGCCTTCGCGGCATCCAAGAGGACGGGAAGGATCATGTGTTCCTCACTGGCCAGATAGGGTCCGGCGAAGCAGCTAAAGCCTTCGCAGGACAGCTCGGGATTGCGGGCGGCCATAATCAAAACGGGATGTCCGCTCCGGTGTTGTCGTTGTCGGCCGAGGCGCCGAAGTCTTCGACCTTGGGCACTTTGTTCAGCAGTTCCTCCATCACTTCGGTGCATGTGCCGATGTTGATGTAGGTCTTGTCGCCTTTCTGGTCCTCGACGAGCGTGAGCTGTGCGCCTTTGCCCTTGAGGGATGCCGTGTCGAAGCCCGACTTGGGGGCCTCGCCGAGCCAGCTCACCAGGAACGCGCGGAGGGCGCTGTTCTCATGGTTGCTGATCTTCATGGCCTTGCTGGGCATCTTGCGCAGCGAGCCATCCTTGCACTTCACGCCGAAGATGAACCGGGTGAGGTTGACGATTTCCGTCTCTTCGCTCTGATACTTCTGGCGTTCGACGTTGTATTGGTCGATCACATCCACGCAGACCGCGAGGTATGTGCCTTTGGGCGGCGGCTCACCGAGGTTAGCGAGTGCCGATGTTTTGTTTTCTGGTATTTTAGCCATGTTGTTTGTGTGTGTTTGTTTGTTGTTGTGTTTTACTACTCGACGAAATTGGAGTTGCGGAGGATGACGAGGAAGGTCTCGGCCGGCAGGATGGCCAGCCACTCACTGTCGTTGCGGCGGTGCATGACTACGGGCAGCTTCTCGCCGGCATCGCGCTTGGCCTGGGCGATCCAGTTGTAAAGATTTCCTTTCTCAGTGCGCTTAACCTCAAAGTGCAGCTTGGGCAGGCACTCGCAGAGGACATCGCTGCTGTCGCCTTTGGTGTCGCCGCAATACTGCTGGCTGCGGCGGGAGGGGAATCCCTCGGCGGTGAGGAACTTGGCGGCTTCCAGTTCCCCGCGTTTTCCTTTTTGGCGGCTATTCATTGAGGACGGCGTTAATGGTGTGGAGGTCGGGTTGGTTGCCGTAGGGTTGCGGGGCCTCGTCGGTCATGCGGCTGATGTTGGCGTGGTCAAAGCGGGTGCAGCTCGGCGACCAGACCATGGGGAAGCTGCGGGTCTGGCCCTCACGGTGCTTGGCCACGATCATCTCGGCATCTTGGTTGTCCGTGCTGTCAGCGCCGCTGCCGGCTTCGTAGTAGCCTTCGCGGTGAAGAAGGATGATGATGTCGGCGTCCTGCTCCAAGGACCCGGAGTCTTTCAAGTCGCTCATCTTCGGGCGGGTATCGCTGCGCTCGTCGGCTTTGCGCCCCACTTGGGCGGCGGCAATGACCGGCACGCCCAACTCCAGCGCCATGGCTTTGAGGCCGCGACTGACGGCGCTGACCCGCTCGTAGCTGGTATTGTAGCCCTTGGCTTCCAAGAGCTGGGCGTAGTCCACGAAGACGGCCTTGATACCGTGGCGGCGAAGGTCGCGGCGGGCACGGCCACGGATGTCCATGATGTTGGCCCCGCGCGCCTCGTCGATGTAGAGCGGCTGGTCGGCCAGCTTGAAGAAGTGATTGCCCAAGGTCTTGGCCTCGCTGGCGCTGATCGCGCCCAAGCGGACGCGGGCACTGTTGGCCCTAGCTCTGGCCATGACGATGCGGTTGGCGATGCTCTTGGCCGGCATTTCCAGGGAGAACAGCAGCACAGGACTTCCGGCGGCGGCCATGCGGTCGCACATGTTGATGAGTAGGGCGCTCTTGCCCATGCCGGGGCGGCCACCGACAACGATCAACTGACCCTCGCGCAAGCCGCCAGTCAGCACGTCCAGCTCGCGGTAGCCGGTGGACAGCCCTCGGGGCTGGCCCTTGCTGGCCATGGCTTGCTCGATCTCGGCAGCGGCATCGCTGACCACGCTGCCGACATGCACGCTGCCTTGGCTGGGGCCGTCGAGGTTGATGGACAGGATGCTCTCACCGGCCTCGGCCACCACTTCGCTGACGTTCTGCGCGATGTCCCGTCCGGCGGCGGCCATGCGCACACCGGCCTCGACCATGCGGCGGCGGGCGACATGCTCGCGCAGGATG